GATTAAATGTCAGTTGCACATTATTACTACATGGAAACAATGCAAAATGAACGATGGATTACCTTTGATTCTTTTGAATCAGTAATGAAAATGGCATTCTTTGATTTTATCAATGGTAAGAATATTCCACGTAAAGTAGAGTATGAGAACAAGACTTACAAATTTGTTGATATGTGTAAGTATTGGACAAAACGTGGATGGTTACAGGCATGGATAAACGGTAAGGAGGTTAGGTTTTGAAGTTTAAAATGAGTAAGAGTAAAATGAATCTTTACCGGAAATGTCCGCGCAAGTTCTATATTGAAACTTACACGATTTATGGTAAGGACAGAGTTTCAAATGAGGCTGCAAAGAAGGGTAGCACTCTCCATGAACTATTTGAGTCTTACAATAATAATGCATCTGATTATGATTACTATGAGCAGTTCTTAATGAAGGATGATTTCTACAAGACACATATTGATAACTTCTTCATCATTCTTTCCATGTTTGGACTTGATCGTGCTACCTACGCTGAACGTAAATTGTATGATGAAGAGAAAAATCTTGTAGGAATCATCGATGCAATATACGAGAAAGATGGTAAACACATCCTGGTTGATTACAAGACGGGCAAGTATCGTGAGAGTGATTATAAGGATTACCTGGATGAACTACACTTGTATGTCTACCTTGTGCAGAAAACAACAGACATCAAAATTGATCAGGTTGGTATCTTTTTTACGGCAAGTCCCAATGATTCTTTCATTGAGGATGTGGAAGAGAAACGTATTAAATCCATACTACGTAAGTTTGACAATACAGTAAAGAAGATTGAAGCGAAGAAGTTTGATGCAAAACCTTCCTGGTTGTGCAACTATTGTGAATACACTTACATATGTGACATGATTTACGATGAAACAATACAAGATGAGTTCTCTTAAATAACAATCTTTATAAACTCTTTTTTACATATAGAATAGTGGTGGAAGTTTGTGTGCGTCACTATTCACAAGTTGCTTTACGATTCATTCCCGCGTCAAATTGCAATTCCTTACCGGATTACAACAAATACTTCTGAGGAATTTTACGAGCAGATAAACCGCTATAAATCATACAAGCGTGTATTTGCTACCATTTACAATTATACGTCCTCTGAGGTGTATGATGATGCATTCCTCAACATAGATAAGATATTCTTTGACCTTGACGGTGAGAAATCATTTGTTGAAGCAGTAAAACTCTCAAATGAGTTTGGTAAGCGTAACATGCGCTACCTGATGCTATATTCTGGTGCAGGATTCCACTTCTACCTCTTCAATAAGAATTACGCGGAATTGAAGAATAAGAAAGCAGCACTCTTTAGCGCACATTCATTTTTTGTAAGGAAGTTCAAGTTGACTACGATGGATGAAAAGGTTATGGGAGATGTTGCGCGTGTAGCAACCATCCCTGGAACATTTAACAATCGTCGTGGTAGATACTGCATTCCTCTTACAACAGATGATCTTGAACGTGGATTGAAGTTTATTCAGCGTAAGGCCACACAACAACCACATCCATGTGATTACACGGTTTATGGTAACAAATACCTGAACATGGAAATGTTTGATGTGGGTGGTAAATACTACAACAATCGCTACTCTTCAATCGACGCACAGGACTATAGATTAGAGTATGATGATGCTATTTGTATGCAGATTTCGCATGATTCTCTACTCAAAACTCTTCCACCATGCATTTCATCCTTACTGATAAATAGTATGACAAAACGAGTAGGTTTTAGAGGGCGCTACTTGCTTATTACCTATCTACGTGATAGTGGTTTCCTCTACGGTGAGATCAAGGACATATTAGAGAAATATCTTGTAAGCACACGCAATGGACGCACAGAAGCGTATCATTGTATCGTTGAGGAGCGACAACTTGATAGACTGTTTGATGTTTACAACCAACCTATTTTCCCGCGTTGTGAACTTGTCAAGCAGTATGGGTATTGTCCTCAATCTGGTTACTGTGACTTTACAAGAGAGTATGGCACGAAAGATAGACATTTAGTAAAAATATATAGGTGATATTATAGAATACTTAATTGTAGATACAAGAGAACCCAAAACTGTTCAAAATAAGATTGCTCGCATTGCAAAAACGTATAATGTTGAAGTCCGTTTTGAATATATGGAATCAGGTGATTACGCTTGGGTTATTGATGGAGAGAAGAAGATTGTCATTGAGCGTAAATCTGTAGCAGACTTTATCAATTCTGTGCGCGACGGAAGATTGGAAACTCAACTTACTAACCTTGAACAATATGATGAACCGTATCTTTTCATACACGGTAATTTCAAGAGTCTTTATTATGTCCCTTACGCTAAACAGTGGAAAACTGCACATACGGTTGGTTCCCTCTGTTCTGTAGCAGCAAGGTATAATGTAAAGATGATTCAGTTTGATACCGCACCTCAACTATACCATGCCATTTTCAAGATCAAGGAAATGGTAGAAAAGGGTAAGAAAGTAGAGAGTGTCAAGCACAAGAAAGTCAAGTCAAGTGCAAATCCACTCTATGACATTTATCTGTCCTTGCCTGGAGTAGGTGACAAACGCGCACAGAAGTTACTAGAAGCGTATCCTAAACTTTCTGATTTGATTACTGATTACAAGAATAATGCACTGAAGATTAAACTCCCTAAAGATACATTAGAAGCACTCAACTTTTTATGAGGTGATAAAACATGATTATTAGTATTGAAGGTGTTGAGGGAAGTGGAAAAACCACTGTCCTCAACTATTTACAGGAAAACTTAACTGATTTTGAAGATATTGTTTACACAAGTGAACCTTACGCTGAAGATATGCGTGAATTGATTGAGAAACATAAAGACAACTCAGAGAAACAATTACTTCTTACGCTGCTTGATCATTTCGACCACGTTGATTCATTCATCACGCCTGCTCTTGAAGAGGGTAAGGTTGTGATTACCGATTCCTACCTGGATGAAATCATTGCGCGTTATGGAGTAATCCTTGAACGTGAACCCGATGAGATTATGCGCTTCTTCGATGGAAACACATTTTTCCCTAACATTACTATCTTCCTTTACGGTAATCCTACTGTGTTCGCTATGCGTAATGCTAAACGGCGTAAGATAAACAACATGACAGAGGAAATACGGCGTTTACAAAAGATTCAGGATAATTATATAAAACTTGCAAAAGAGGGAAAACATCGTTACTTTATTCTGGATGCAAACGGTTCTATTGACAGCGTTTGCTTCAATGTTGAAAATACTTTGCGCTATTACCTATATCGTTATTATCATCCTGAATAAGTTTTGCATAATAGTGTAGGTTGAATCAATTTCAAAACCTTTTTATACAATTGTATACAACATAGGTTTGGTGTAAGAAAGATGAGTTACAAGGTTTGTGGCGTTTATAACGCTGAGAAGATTAAGGAAGAGGAAAAATACTTCTTTAAATTGACTGATTGTGGTGACAATGCTGTTCTTAGTGTTGTCAATCAGGATGGAGAAGAAATTGCATTTATATTTATGATCAGTAAGAAAACAGGTGTAGTTACTCGTTTTGATAGTGTTTCTGAAAAGATTGGTTTTGATCTTGATCTATGGGGAAGAGTAAAGGTGGTGTAAATGGCAGTTGAAGGTATTTACACAGAAAAAGAGAAGTGTGAGAATGTTTACTTCAACCTCAAGAATGATGATCCTTATGTTCTTCTTGAACTCGTAGATAAGTATGGAAACCATATACATAATGGTAACATTCTTTACATTCACAAGACCACTGGAAAGATTCATTCTGCATTAAGTATTAATCGCGACATTGGGTTTGAACTTGATTGTAATGGTTGTGTGACCATCGACTAGAATCAATTTTTTACCCTACTTCTTTATATAAAAACATGCATTTCCGCACCCTATCTTTTCTCAGACAGGTAAATATACCTCTTCAAAACAACATGTCAAAATAATGCTGTTTTACTCAAAGAATTGAAGAGTTTTAAAAAAGATAAGAGGATTCAACCTCTTACAAACTTCCGCGTAAGGAAGTTATAGAAAAGTATCTGAAACTGCATTGAATGTTCGTATGCAGGTTTATTTTCTTTAAAAACGTAACTGAACTGTGATTCTAACCATTCTTCAAACTCTGGACTACGTAACATTGCATCAGAATCAATCTTCTGCGCATGGAGAAGTTCGTGCCAAATACGTAATCCAAATGCAAGTTCATCAGTATCCCATGTGTTCTTTGCAACACCAACACTCTTTCCTATACAACCGCCCGCATATTTAGCATTACGGGCCTTACCATCGAAGATTACAACAGTATCATCCGCTTCAGGAATGAGAAACTCTTTCCACTCCCCTGTCATTACACGATACTTAGGTGCTTCGGTAAGGAAGTTGAATTTCCACAGTTGAGGAATAAGGTAGAGAGAGTTCTTTACAAACTCTGGATCAATATTATCCTCAATGTAAATATCAATTTCAATCGGTTTTACTCGCTGTGTTCCAAATAGTGTAGCAAGTAGAGTTAAAAAATAGAATTTAAACTTCTCAAAATCAAACTTCATGTGTCACCTCTTTACCAGTTTTATCAGGCGAATAAACCAATCCTTACCAATTACATCTTCAATCTCCTTGTAAATCAATCGTGCTTCATCAGGGTCAATATACCCATCCTCATAACTTTCCTTAGCTACATCAATTATGTCTTGAATCTCTTTGAAGGAAAAACCCTTCCCCACAAAATAACCTACTCCAATTGTAAGAAGAGTAGAGAAGAGGAAGAAAAGAACATCAGCGTTTAAAATAAATTGTAAAATATCTTCCATTTATTCACCCGGTGTTATTGCTTCTCTTACCTGTTTTTGATAACGTTCTGGAACTTGCTCAATTGTCATGCGTCCAGTTTGAATTGCTATAATACACATTAACACAAAAAAATTCATATTAACCCTCCAATACTGTAATACGGGATTTTAATTCATCAATCTCTTGCATAAGTGTAGACAATATCATTGCTATAGTATCGGTTGAATCACGGTCTGCAAGTGTATTAATATACTCTTGAATAGGAATAACTCGCTCATCATATTCCCATCCGCTAAACTCTTCCTCTTCGATATATTCAACATTCGATCTGATATAAACATTAGTTTTTCCAACTTCAATAAACGGAATAGAATTTTGAGTTCCTCTTATACGCATTTTTCTTTCACCTCATTATTAAATTTGTCAATATACGGTTGTAACGGTTTAATGTATTTTTGTTCAAGTTTGTGATGATTACACCATTTAATCCAACCTCTATACGAATTAATACTACAATATTCATTTAGAGTTAAATCTAAACCCGATTCACATGTTTTCTTTATTTTGGTCATTTTCGTTTTTAATGTTTTAGCAGTTGATTTTCTTAATAAAATGTTCTCATCGAAAAAACGATAACCAACATAATCAAGTCCACGTGAACGTGTTTTGAATACCTGCCGATCAGATTTTACTCTTAGTTTTAAATTACGGGCAAGATATTCTCGAATCTCATCATCAAGTTGATGAAGAAATCTTTTTGATTTATGGAATATAACGATATCATCCATATATCGGAAATAAAACTGACATTTCTTTTCTTCCTTACACCAATGGTCAAAACCTGAAAGATATAAATTACCACTCCATTGAGAGAAATAATTGCCTATAGGTATACCGGAAGGCACACTATCAATTATTTCATCAATTAACCATAAAACATCATTATCCTTTATTTTACGTCTATATATCTGTTTAAGAATGTCATGAGAAATAGATGGATAATACTTATGAATATCAATCTTTAAACAATATTTTGTATCGTTCTTATGATACATTGCTTTGTTTATTCTCTTCCATGCCAGGTGAGGGCCACGACCAGGAAGAGCAGAATATGTATCGTATATTAATGTTTTTTCCAACATTGGTTCAATGATTTGTATAAGCGCCCATTGACATATTCTATCTGGATAATAAGGTAATTTGTATAATGTTCTAACCTTAGTCCCTTCCTTCTTTTCAAAAACAGTATATTCTGATGTTTTATATGTTTTATTTATAAGTGACTCTTGTAACTTAAGAAGATAATAATCTATATCGGCATCAACCATTTGGACTTCAGCGTATGAACTCTTATCTTTTCGAGCATTTTGATGCGCTAATCTTAAATTGTCCATATCGTATATTTTATGATAAATATTACCAATTCGTTTCATAATAATCTCTAAATGGATTAATCAGGTCGAGTTTTCAGTTTTATCTTACTAACACAACCGCGACACCCTAATATTCCACCAAGAGGTGAGGACATAATTTTAACAATGCATATTTCCATTTTGGTGACTGCTGATGTTCGAATTCGAATTCACAGGTGAATTGTTCAAATTCAGATTGAAAGGCTCTGCATTACCTGCATTAGTCCAATTCCTGCTGAAATTACCTAAGTAACCTGCTTGAAGATTCGTATAAAAAATCATTTATGCCCTTTTTGATAAAAAATATTTACTACATATATCACCTCAACTCTGTTTCTTAATCCATGTTAGGCGACCGCCGATACTCGAATTCGAATCCACCGGGGAAGCGCCCAAAAGCAGAGTGAAAGGCCCCGCACCACCCGCATTAGTCCAACCCCCGCCGAAATAACCCAAGCAACCCGCCCGAAGATACGCATAATCACAATAGTAGGTAGTTTCCGATCCAGCATTATTGACTGTGACAAACCCGGTTTCGTTTGCTCCGTGAATATCCTTGATATACCCATCAACATTGTTCGCGAATCCAGTACCATATTCTATATAATTATCTGGTTTAGGATCAGCATCAATCCACGTTTCACCGTCCTGCTGATAAGGAACAGTATTAAACTCATCAGTTGCAATCCACAACTTTCTAGCAGGATCAGTATTCGCCGTAGACCATATTCCATCTACCCAATTACGTATATTGCCCCAAAAATCTTCAATACCACAGAATTTAATTTGTTCATTGTTACCTACAAT